TTACGAAGAAAGTCATAAGATCTGAATACCGACCTTCGACTTCTCTACCTTTCCATTGATGTTTACCGTACATATTTTTTATTTATTATAATTAATTTAATTGAATTATCCAAATGAAAAGAATTTATTCATGTTATTATTTTCAGGTAATTTATCCCAATTCATTGATGCATAAAAGTCATCTAATTTACCACGAATCTCTCTATCAAATATCTTATTTCTATCAATATACATTTCAACAAATTCTGTTATTTGTTTTGGATCTTCATAACCTCTTAATGCTATTGTATCAAATCCCATTGAATTTGTTTTAAGATATGCCCATTTTATTTTATCACCATTTTGTATATCTGCAAAGTTTTTTGCATTTTTATTTATACCTAAGTGCTTAAGCATATCATTATAATTTATCGAAGATTTAACATGAACTGGAGTACCAGATGGATATCCAGATAATACTTTTCTTCCTTTAGTATATTTTGTAATATTTTTAACTCCTGTATTTTTCATAACATCTAGTATTGGGGAATCTTGTATTTTATCTTTGAAATTCATTATTAAATTAGTCGTGTCATTTTTTGACTTTTCTTTAAGTATATACCATAATGTCTCTTTCATTATAGTTTTAAATTCTGTAGGGAAAGATGATCTAACTACATCTAAACCTTTTATATCCATTTTATCAGTAGGTTTACCTTCTTTAAATATTACCCATTGAGCATATCTCTTTTTTGCTATCCACAGACCAGACTTAGCAACATATTCTTGTTTAATTTGCCATCTATGATCAGAAGTATTATGAAAATGAACTGCATATTGATCATACATTTTATTTACATGATTCTGTATTTCAGAAGCTATTTCATTCGTTTTTTCAATCATAAACTTTTCATCAGATTCATCAAATCCAGGATATCGTTTTTCTATAAGAGGTAAACTAGATACAAATGTTGAATCTGTGTCTGTATAGAATGAAAATTCTGCTTTATTGCCATTGGCATTAATAAAGTAATCTTTGCCAACTTCTTTTTTATAATAACCATTAATAACTTTTGCAGAAAATTTAATAACGCTTTGACCTGTAGCTGTAATAGCACCTGCATTATCTAGATCGTGAAATCTAAATGTCTTTAATCCTAACACTCCATAAAATGAATTTAATAATACCTTTTGTGTTAATTGCATTGCATCATAAAATTTATACTTATCACTACCAACTTCATGATTATCTCGCTCATTTTTAAATTTAACACGTTCATCAAACCATTTCTCTAATATTTTTGGTAAGAATCCTTTACTTCTAGTATCATATACCACTCCGTTACTTGCAACAGTAAATTTATTGTCGACTAACCATTGTTTAATGTTTGGAATTGTTTGTCCATTACATGTTACACTAACAGCTTCTTTACTTAATAACGATTCTTGCTTCCAATGTGGAATAACTCCTATTTTAGTTTCTGGAGATATATTAAGACTCATAATAATTGATGGATAAAGAGAAGTTAAATCTAAATCATATATCCATTTATATAATCCTGGAATAGGAGGCATAACATATGCTCCTGCTAACTTATTCTGCTCTTCATCTTCAACAAATCTAAATTGTTTATTTGGAGCTACTAATCCGTTTCTTTTTAAATCTACAATAGCTGCACCATCTAAGTATTTAGATGCGTAATAAACATCTTCATATGGAACATGACCTTTATGGCATATAGTTCTTGCTAAGTTGATTAATTGTAATTTTTCATCTAACTCATATACAAGATCAACATCAGTCATATTATATTCTATGAACTTATTAATGTCTGAAACAAATAAATCATCTAAGTCACCATCATATTCAATTTTACCTTTGCCTAACTCTGTTTTACCTACTGTATCTAATCTATAATTAGGAAGCTCTGTATATGTAAAGTTTTTATATAATTTAATATAATCTAAACTTGATACACCAAATATTTTATATCTTTCACGATGTTTATTCCATTCTACAATACCAGCTGGTGATAATTTATTTGCAGACTTAGGACCTAATACTTTTTTAATTCTATTAATAAGATATGGAATATCATATCCATCAGTATTCCAACCAGTTATAACAGTAGGTTGTATTTCTGAAAAATAGTTAATAAATTTAATTAATAAGTTAGCTTCGTTGTCAAATACTTCAACAGTATAGTTATCACCATATATAATATCATCAGATAATCTATTTGCTTTGTCTAATACTAATACTCTTCTATCCTTGCCAACTTTATCATAATATGCTATCGATGTTATTTCAGTTCTAACATCTTCTGGAGTAGAATATCCGTCTGCATCTTTTGCTGTTTCGATATCGAAAAAGAAATCAGCGTGACCTTTTGATACTAAATCAGATTCATAATATAAGTCTATCAATGTTCTAACTTCTTCATTTAAATCAGATTCATATGCATCAGAATTATCTCTATGGTTACCTGGAGTCTTTGACAACTTGATTCCATTTAATGATATGTATTCTCCATTAGTATCTGGAAGATACCCATATGGCTTAAACTTAAAAGTTTTATGACCTAAGTCGTCATCCCATACATGCATTGTACCGGTTTTCTTATGATATGCTATATTTTGATACATTTATTGGTTTTCTGCTTTTTTTATATTATACATTCCGTATATATTAATTGATATAATGACAAAACTTAATACTAAATGACTAAAATTATCAATAAAGAAATCGTATACTATCCATCCAGTATCTCCTATAATCCAAGCAATCATTGCATACATAGTTAATTGTCGAGCATTATAAACATATCCTAACAATACTAATCCAGTACTAATCCATCCTAATAAGTCTATCATAATTATAATATAAGTAATTCTTTTTGTTTTTCCAATACCGGTAAGATAGCTAACTCTTTTGCCTTAGCTTCAACAACTATATCTAAATCATCGACATCATAAGTATTAGGAGTATTTACAATATAGTCTGCGTGGGCAGGCTCTTTGATCTTACAAAAATTCTTGTATTCTTTTTCTATAGTCGGCCATTCGGATATATTTTCTAAATCTATACTATTACGCTCTAACATTCGTTCTACCAATAGTTTCTGCTCTTGTCGTCTAGACTCAGAATAATGAGTACATTGAGTAACACCATGTTTCTCCCAGGTAGACCTTGCCATAAAGAATGCCTCACGTTCAGATAAATCGCCTGTACAAAAGGTATGATGCCAATAGTCAAATGTAATAGGAATACCAATTTCTTGGTGTATAAGTTCGTATAGATGCCTTACGCTGTACATAGATGCTTTGTCGTCATTTTCTAAGACCAATCTAGATTTACATGCATCAGATAGTCGTTGCCAAGACTTGATCCATCGCTTGGCCGTTGCTTCACGATCGCCATACGCACCAGCAACGTGGATATTGATCTTGTTCTCAAAAGAAGGCTCATACCCCATAAGGTCAAACATTTCAGAATGTCGTTCTAAGCCAATAATACTTTTTTCTACAACATCTTGTCTAGGAGAACCTAATACATGAAATGGACCAGGATGTGTAGTTAGTCTATGACCATGTTGCCTAGCAAAATCGCCGGCTGCATATAGATGATCAGCAATTTCTTCGAAGTCAGGTAAATCATGTAATTCGTAATGATCATGCCATGGAAACAATTCAGAGCCTACACGAAATAACGTAATACCATGCTCTTCATTCCATTTAAGATAACTAAGTAAATCTTTGGCATTATCTAAAGCTTTGTCACTAATAAGTTGTAAATTATGAGGATACCAAGAAGCTTTTCTAGCTGTACGAGAAGTAGTAACTCTACCGCCTAGTTTCTTGGGTCTATTTGTCAGTGTCTGATTGACACAAGCATAACCATATCTAATCATATTTTTATTATATAATAAGAAATAATTTTATAAAATCCAAATTTATGAATAAGATTGTAATAATCTTAATACTTCATTCAATGCTGAATGTCTATGATTATCTTTTAAAGTAACAGCATGTACAAATTTAGAATCTTTAACTTTAGGAACATCATGTATAGCTGAGTCATTACCGAATTTTAAATCAATTTGTTGTGGATCACCTGTTAATATCATAGTTGAATTCTTGCCTAATCTACCTAATACCATACCTAATTGTTGTTTAGTTAAATTTTGAAATTCATCTATAATCACACATGCATTTTCAAACGTTCTACCTCTAAAATGTGATAAAGATACTAATTCAATATTTTCATCATTTTCCATTTTTTCTAATATTTGAGGTTTATTATATACTTTTCTCATATTAGAACGAATTGGAACTAACCATGGCTCCATTTTTTCATTTAATGAGCCAGGTAAATACCCATTATCTTCATTTGATACAGTTGGTCTAGTAATAATAATTTGATTAACAGTTCTTTTAAAGAACATATCTAATGCAACTTGAACAGCTAATAATGTTTTACCACTACCTGCTTTACCTATAATAAAATTATAAGGATGATTTAATATTTCAGCTTTTGCTAATTTTTGTTCATCTGACAAGGTAATACTAAACTTAACATTTCCTTTTGGTGGATTCTTATCTTTGTTATCTGGCATATTATATACTTTTTATTTTTATTTTTATATCATGGGGAGCTGTTTCATCTCCTCCAAAATATGGGTATAAATAATATTTTCGAATAGATTGACTATTACAAGGTCTGTCAATTGTTACTGTATCATTATCAACTGATACATAATAATAATTTTCATCAAATATTATACTAAAATTAACTATGATATTTAACTTAATAGTTGATATTTTAGAAAATACAAAATTGTTATTAACATGTTGAAACCAATGTATTTCTAAGCTATCATTTAACCATCTCCAGCCTAATCGCATAGATGTTTTAGTATGATTATCTTTACAATCGCTCAACCCATACAATTTGTTAATATCATATTGATTATTTGTATCTATACTTTGATATATAGCAGATTCATCAAATATTGCTTGGAACTGTAAACAATTTGTTTTAGTAGTTCTATAACTAGTTCTTGAAGAGTGTTTTCCTTCTTTAATTACATAATCACGAAATCCATTTTCATCAATTTTTTTACATGACGAAAAAAGAAAATATAAAGACATTGCAAGAATATACCAAATAATTGAAACAACTATAGCATGCCGTTTTGGCATTTGTGACTTTATTACGTTTTTATCTCTTTTTATCATATTAGTTTGAAACCATGGATATTTCCATTTCTCTTACTAATATATATTCGACACCATCAAATTTAATTTTCTTTTGCCCGCCTAAGTTGTTTTTACTAATTAATATAGTGTCACCTGGTTTTACTGACATCGGAAGTCTATTACCAGTTTGAGTAAATAATCCTGGTCCTATTGCTATAACTTCTGCATATACAAATTCTTCGTCATATGCTCCATCTACTAATATAATTCCACTATCTGTTTTGTCAGATTTTTTTTCTTCTTTAATTAGGATTTGATCTCCCATTGGTTTCATTTTCATAACTTTCCTTTATTTTATGTTTTCTAATATATTTCGTAATTTATCTATCATTTCGTGAACCTCATCAGGATCCATTGTTATAGCACAACATGTACCTACATTTTCTTCAATTTCATTTAGCAGTTCTAATGCCTCTTCCATTATACTCCACGTTCTGTATCATATGCAATGATATGATCTCTACCAGTCATATTATATCCTTTTTCAGCACATAATTCAAATACTAAAGGATACATTTTAACTAATGTTTCCCTAGTATCTCCAGCTGGCATTATAAATGTTTTATCTTTTGGAATATCCATTTCAACTCTAAATGATTCTATTTCTGCTAAATTTTCTTCTGTACCATCCCATACTGGTTTAAAATGATAATCTTTATGATATGAAATTGTTTTGCCTATAGCTTCTTTATTTAATCTAAGTCTATTATGAACTTTGATCATTCGTTCATCAGTAACAGCCCCATTAGGTGTAACAGCACCAAGTACAGGCACACTATTACTAAATTTAGGACTAAGACTAATAAGATCCAAAGGATGATCTGTTTCTAAAAAATGACTACCTTCAGTTTCAATAGTAACTAATATTCCTCTTTCTTTAGCAAAATGAGTTATTTCATTTACTAAAGCAGGATGCATTGTGGGTGAACCACCTGTTAGCATCATTTCTTTTACATGAGGATTATCATCATATATTTTAATAATATCATTAAATGTAAATGTACCTTTTTCTGGGTGTATACTTGTATACCAAGAATCACACCAACCACCTTCTCCAAAATAACATCTATGGGTGCATCCTGTAGTCCTAACTGCAATAGTTGGTCTGCCAAATCTAGAACCTTCTGATTGTACACATCTGTATACTTCTAAAACAGGAAGTACTTTATTGTAATCTTCAATACGCTTCATAAATTGCTGTATTTTTTTTATTTTCAAAAAATTCTACTTGAGCTATTTTTACTCTACCATTAGTTTCTTCTAAAACAAAGTCATTTAATTTATCAAAAATATATTCTGAAAATTTTTCTGCTCCTACTGGGCCTTCTAATACTCTTAATTGAATAATGCCTTTATCGTGCATTTGTGAAAATATTTCTAATTCTGGATCGTCTTCTGCTATTACTGTAGTATGATCAAACATATAATCCATCCATTCTTTAGCAGACATTCCATCAATTTTTGTTTTAGATCGCTTCATCCCTCCAAAATCCCAAACCCAATTTCTATAATCTAATTCTCCTTCGAATGTAACTTTAAATTCTATTGCATAACCATGCAAAAATTTGCAATGTGTGTCTGTTGCTTGCCATTGACGAAACACTGTGCTAAATCCGTCAAATAATTTTGTTGATTGAAATTTTCCCATTAATATCCTTTTACAAATTCATAAAATTCAGCTCTTGTTGAAGTATCATCCTTAAATGCTCCAGTAAGCTTACTTGTTTTCATTGATGCTCCACCATGTTTAACTCCTCTACATGAAACACAATTATGTGTAGCATCTATCATTACTGCTACTCCATTATTGTCATTAATAATAGTATTAATTGAATTATGAATAGCAACTGTTAATTGTTCTTGTATAGCACCTCGTCTACCAAAGTGTTCTACTAATCTATTTAGTTTTGATAATCCTATTACTTTACTGTCTTTACCTGGAATATAAGCTACATGAACTTTACCCATTATAGTTTGATGATGGTGTGAACACATTGATGTTAATGGAATGCCTCCTTCAAATACCATGCCATCATAGCCATCAGATGGAAATGCTGTAATATCTGGTGATCCTTCATATCTACCAGCCCATAAATCATTTACATATGCTTTTGCTACTCTATGTGGGGTATTATCTGAATTTGGATCATTTCTCCAATCACATTTAAGTGCATCTAAAAAATGACCAAAATGTCTAGCTGCTAATTGTATCATATCAGCTTTTGCTTTATCATCTAACGGTCCTCCAGGAGCTACTCCATTAGCAAATCCTTCTTTTACTAATTCAATCGTTTTCTTTGTTGTCATGTTTTAACTTTAAACTTTTTAATAACTTGGCTATCGATCTAGCAGTTTCTAGATTAATGGTTAGCCATTTTTTATATCTTTTTTGTTGTAATATTAATTCACTACATTTCTCATATTCTTCTAAATGCTCTCCAACTTTAATTAAGTATGATAAAAAATCATCAATATCTTTTTCATATTGAGTCATTACTGCATCATTTAGCATATGTAATTCTAAATCATCTTTATCAGATATTATAGAAACACATCTATGAAACATTTTACTATCTACATTAGAAGGATTTAGAAAATTAAAACTCATTTTTTTATTTTATTATAAGGAAATTTAATTAAATATCCAAGTTATAATATAATCGGGTGATCCAGTCGTCAGCTCTCATTATTGTATCTCACACGCACCGCCTGCACAAGCTAATTCACCTGAAAGATCGGTATTATCATCTAATTCAACAATATTGGATACATCTACTTCTTTTAATGTTTCCATTAATCTATTATATGTTTCTTCTGAACAATCTTCAAATGGAGCTTGGGTATAACTTCCGCCATCATAGTTCAATACTGATAATCCATTGTAATGTTTTCTATTATCCCACATCCACTCACCTGCTGTTTCCCATTCATTGTCTTTTAAACTAACGGTAGCAGATACATTATGTGTATTACTACCATTTCTGTGACCAGGAGCTACCCACTCCATAGCTACTTTTTTAATTCTTTCTAGTAATTGAAATGGCGACTCTGTTCTCATAATAGCTCCAGCTGGTGCTTTTTGTGGTACTGAAATTACTGCGGTGTCATGCGGTCTAAAATATTCATCTTCAACTAGTTCAGGATGATTTTCTACTAGATATTTGTAGATTGATTCATTTTTACCAACCCTAACTCTTCTAATATAGAAATCGTTATGCCATGCATGAATACCAGACGAAGTTCCTAATGCTAACGATGTTGTCCCTGCAGGCTTCACGGTTGTACATCTAGCTGCTTTATTAATACCAATTATTTTAGCTACTCTTGTATTTTCACGCTTTACAACGTCTGCTGCTTTTGTCATATCATACCCTAATACAGTGCCACTACCTATACCGGTCATTGATACTCCTATTAACGCATCTTTTTCTGTTGTTTCTCTCCATACATCTCTTAAATAATGAAAGTCAGTGTAACCAGCTTGTAATGTACCTATAAAAGCTGCTCCTTTAACTCTATTGTTAAAATCTTCTTGTGATTCTAAGTCTGATGCATTTACTTCACATAAATTACAAAATTGATATGGACGAAGGGCTATTTCACAACAAGGATTTGTTCCCCAATCTTTGTCATTATTTAAATATATACCAGGTTCTCCAGCTCCTGATAATTCAACTCGTTTCCATAAATCCATAAAGAATGATTTAGTAATTTTGTGTCTCATTAATACAGCTGAATTATTAGCTCTACCTCTTTGTGGATCTGTTTCCCACCAATTACCAGCTTTTGATCCAATCATCTCATCATCAGATGCAGAAAATAAACTAATTAATGCTGCTCTTCTAATACCACCAGCTAAAACTGCGTCTGCAATATGACAAACTATATCATGTACTTCTAATGTTGATAATTTATCGCCATCTTCTTTTTCACTTAAAATACCTGTTATTTTTACTATACATTCTTTAAGTGGTTGAGGGCCAGGTGCTTTACCGCCTGATGTAACTAATTGAGCTCCTTTTGGTCTAACATCAGAATAGTCAAATTCTATTCTTGAACTTTTACCATTTAAATAAGATTTCATTAATACTTTAATAGCATCAGCCCAACCTTCTATAGAGTCTCCTATTAAAAATCTACGTTTTCTTTTAGCGTATGGCTTATTAACAGGTGGTAATTTATCTACATGATGATTTTGTACAGAATATCCAACTCCTGTTCCACCAAGTAACAAAAACATTATTTCACTAAATGAGTCAATATGATCTAGGGGCAAATATGCACAATTGTAAACTCTATTTGGAGATATTTCAATTGGCTTACCACCAAATTGTAATGATCTCATTGATGGTAATATTTTTTTATCATATACCATTTTATAAACATTTTCAATTTCATCTTTTAATAACGGATATCTTTTGATATGCATGTTTTTATTTCTAGTAACCAACTCTTTCCAGGTTTCTCTCCTGTTAAATTCTGGTATATATTTTGCATATTTCATATGCACTGTTATATCTGATAAAATTTTATTTGAAATGTTCATATATGACTCCTTTTTTTCTTTTTAGACAAAAATAGACCCCAACTTTGAGGTCTACAATTAATTTAATATAAATATGATTACTATCCTAAACTTCCGCCTAAATCTTTAAACTTTTGTGCTAAATTTTTCTTAATTAATGTTTCTCCTGTTTTCATTGTTTGAGTAGTTTGTCTACCTTGAGTAGTTTGTGGCTCAAAGAAATTAAACTGGCCGTTATTTGTATTTATTTTACTTGGTAATGTGATTCCATCTGGCCCAAATCTATTCTTAATAACATGTCCTCTACCAGTTCCAGATAATTTGTCTTCTACTTTTCTTGACAATGACATTAAGAAATCTGCTACCATTACTTTACCATATGAAGATGCAATTTTATCTGCTTCAATTACATCATCTTCTAAAGCTGATCTACCTGCTTGAGATGCAGTCCAAACTGGAACATTATATTCGCCAGCCATCCCCCGCATTTCTTCATATAGTTCTTCTAAAGCTTCATGTTTATCTTTTTTAGTGTTTACTTTTAATAAATCACCATAATCTACTACAATTAAGTCTGGTGTATTTCCTAACATAATTGTTTTTTCAATATGAGCTTTTATTCCCATTACACCTGTAGATTTTGTTGGATAATATTTTATAATTAGTTCACCTTTTAAAGTATCTAATTTTTCTTCAATTTCATCTGTATGATTTTTTAAGTTTTGAGCAGCAATACCAGTTACTACACTATCATATCGTTGACCTACATAATTATCATTTAATTCTAATGTATAATGTATAACAGTCTTACCATTTCTTACAGCATTTGCTCCTATATTGATAAGCATCCAAGATTTACCAATTCCAGCTGGAGCCATAACTACTCCTAATTCTCCTGGAGCTAATCCTCCATCCATTAAATCATCTATTACATCCCAACCAGTACTAATAGTATTTCTAGCTGATTCTGTATATCTTGCAACTACATCTTTTTTATATTCATGGCCTATATCAGTATCAGCACCTGCTTTCATTGCAGAATCCATTTTACTTTTTATTTCATCATAACTACCTAATTTAAGTAGCCCAACTGAATCCATAATAGCTCGCTTTATTTCTTGATTTTTACAAAATTTTAGAATTTCATTTTTTACAAATTCTAAATCGTCTGATTCAATATATCGAAAAACATCTTTTAACTGCTCTATAATAGCTGTTTTTAAGACGTCATTTTCTACTTCAGTTATTTTTACTTTTAATACGTCTTTTGATGGTGGTGTTTTATATTCACGAAAATGTTCTAATAAAATTTCTAGCAACCAACTATTAGCATCAGATTCGAAATAATCTGACTGGATAATATCTGCAATTTGTTGTAGAAACGTTCTATCCACAAACATAGCTGCCAAAACTTTAACTTGAAATGTCCATCCATACTCACTTAACTTATCTGTCATATATTATTATATAGAAAATAATTATTAAATCCAATTATTTTGTTTTTTGTGCAAATGCACTTAATGATAACCATGTATTATTTAACCAATCTGGCATATTTTTCATTACAGACCACATTTTATCTTCCATAAATAATCTTCTAAATTCAGCTTTATTTAATTCTGATACTTGGGATTCCATGATTTTTCTAATATTACTTTTTGTTTGAGCTGGAATATCTAATAGTTTTAGATTCATTAGTTTCCAATTATCTGAAATAATATTTTTGTTATCTATTATTTTATTATATGTTTTTGATTCTGTTACATTATTATAACATGTTTCCCATAAATCATCTAATTCATATTCTTGTTCTTTATCCAAGTCAGGAACATGTTTTAATAAAGTTTTTGGACCAATGCCCATTACTCCAGGGATATTATCTGACTTATCACCGGTAAATGCTCTATATAATACATAGTTTTTAGGGTGTACCTGAAACTCATCTAATAATTTTTCTGTATCATATAATTTCTTTTTAATAGGAGACCAAATTTGAATTTTATCATTAATCAATTGATAAAAGTCTCTATCGGTTGATACAATTGTTATTTTTTTACTTTTAACTTCATACATTTCAGTAATATATGCAATAGTATCATCTGCTTCAATTCCATCCATTGATAAAAAGGTAACTGGTAATGCATCTAAGTATGAAACTAGTCTGCTAAATTGATGACGCATAGCTTCTTGCTCATGCTCGATACTAGGCATATGATGATCATGTCTTCGTAATCTTGTTTTATTAACACGATTACCTTTATAATCCTTATAAATCTTTTTTCTTCGTTTAGATCCACCAACTCCATCAAATACAATGATACATCTAGAAGGCTTAAAATCTCTTACACATTTTCCAATGCTATATAAAAATCCTGTAATACCTCCAATATGTTCTCCATCTTCATTAGTTGATGGAGTTGCTGAAAATGATCTAATAAAAGTATTGAGTCCGTCAAAAATCATAATATGATCATCAGGACTCTGATTTATACTTTCTTTGTCTTTCTGAAGTTGCTTAAATAATTCTTGATATTTATTCATTACGCTTCTTCATTTATAACTTCTTCATCAACAACGACATCATCAATGCCTCCATCAATACCAGCACGATATTTAAAAATATATGCTTCGCAAATTCTATTATATAACCTATCTTTCATTTCATTATTTTGTATTACTTTTTCTATAAAGTCTTTACTTTGAAATTTAATAGTATCTAGAACTTCTCCAGTATCTGGATCGACGTCGTCTAATGAATACCAAGCTCCTGATTGAGAAACTAATTTAAAATTCTTCATGATATTTAACCAACCACCATAGTTGTCAATTCCACTATCATAATATATTTCATAATCAATTTTTCTATTAGGAGGACCCATTCTATTTTTTACAACATGTACATTGGTTTTATTTCCAACTACTTGATCAGCTCCATTTACTCTGGCCTTAATCATTCCAGTATTTTTTAAACGAAGTCTAACTGATGAGTGAAATGGTAGAGCTTTACCGCCTGCTGTCGTCCATGGATCTCCAAAAGATACGCCTAATTTAGTTCTTAACTGATTAGTAAAGATTAAGCATATTCTTTCTCTAGCTATCCAATTAGTAACTTTTCTCATAGCTTTACTTAAAATAATAGATTTCGATGTTGCATATCCATCTTTATCATATTCCATAGCCATTTCTATTTTAGTAGATGCACCCATTACTGAGTCGACTACTATAGTTACTAATCGATTTTTATCAGACTTTCTAACATTTTCCACAATAGTCTCAATAGTTTCAAATATTTCTTCTATTGTTTCTAATGGAACATAAAGCATAGTTTTCAAGTCTACGCCAATTGCTGTTAAAAATTCTGCACTACTAGCTGATTCTGTATCAATATATACTGCTAATCCGCCTTTCTTTTGTGTCTCTGCTAAGGTATGAGCTGCTAACAAGGATTTACCTGAAGCCTCAAGTCCTGTTATTTCGGTAATTCTACCAACAGGAAAACCTCCATTAGGACGATTTGAAATAGCTAAATCTAACATTGAGCATCCAGTAGATACCCATTCATTAACATTTGTAGGAGCATCATCATCACCATCTAGAAAAAATGCTGACTTATAATTTTGTCCTTTAAATTGTTTATTGATACTATCTGCTAGAGTTGATGCTAACGAATCTTCCAGTTCGCTCTTTTTCTTTGCCATAACTGTCTTTCTTAATTATTAAATAAATCGTCAAATGCTTCAGCTACGTCTGTCTTTTTAGTAGCATTGTCATTTGACTTTGTCTCAGCTGGCTTTGAATTTGCTGCTGGTGTAGATGATGTATCTGAGTCTGCATTTTCTGGATTCATCCAATCCTCTAATGCTTTCTGTAATTCATCATATGTTGGCTCTGGAAATAGATCTGTTATTTTAGGTTGATCTAATATTGATTTTGCAATTGCTTTATCTTCAGTAGCTGCAGATGTATTTGGTTTAACTCTAATAGCAGTCTTTGGATATTGTCCTGGACCTTCTGATGGGGTAAATTCAACGTCAATGTCTCTACCATTCATTAAGTCGGTAATATCTCCATAATCTGGATCTGCTATAATAGATAATAATTCAGAATAAATTGTTTTTCCGAATCCCCAAAATTTAACGCCTTCTGATTCTTTTCCTCTTACTATAACAGGAACATATGTTCTCATTTTAGGCTCAATTTTTCTACCCATTAACCAATCGTCTTTATCTCCAGTTTTCTTTAATTTTTCAGCAAACTCTACTACTGGATCTGCATTACCGAATGTGATAGGCGAAAGCATACTACGCTTTGCAATATCATAATGAAAATACATTTCTAAAAAAGGGTTTTCTTTGCGGTGAACGTAAGGGACTATTCTTACTCTTTGCTTACCAGGTTCTGGTCTGAAATAATTATTTTTTCTGTCGTTAGTCGTGTTTAATTGGTTAAGTTTCGCTCTAATAGCGTTTAAATCTAAACTCATTGTTTTTTCCTTTAATTGTTTAATTGTTATTATTTGTTTTATTTATTAATTATATTATAAGTAATTAATTCGTTAATTCAAAGTTATTTGTGTAATTGTTTAATTTTTTTATTGTTTAATTTGGTATCCAAGTCTTTGTAATGATTGTCTTACTGTAGGAACATTTGCTCCTCCATGGAAATTTTTATCATAAAGTTCATCGCCGACATCATCAATATAAT